CTGATTGGGTTGGCTTGGCGTGATGTGTCCGGGTCTGTAGCCCTGAACAGTGGTAAATCCTCAAGGAGGTAATCCTTCATGCGTGACATTTGTGTTTCCTTTGGTTAGAGCCATTTGAGTGGTTAGAAGTGACTATACACAATTTGAGAAATCGGTGGTGGATTTCCGCCAATGGAAACAAACGTACTTTCCACCACCTAGCCCCAGCCTTGCTCAAACAATGGCTGGGAGTCTTTATGGGTATGGGATTGAGTCCCAAACCTGCTGTAAATGTTCTGGTGTTTGCTTTGCCATTTCAATATGAAACCAATTAGGCGAGCCTTCGTAAGACCCAGCATTATCTGTCGCCGTGTAAATCTTGACGCCTGCCTTGCCCTCACCTCGAGAGCATCGGTAGCCAGCGCCGTAATCACCATAGGCGTACCAGTGCATTTCACATAATCCAAGAGCTTTTGAGTTGGAAAGAAACCAGTCCCAAATTTCACGGGCTTGAGTTTCGTCTTTGTATTTCAGGTCAGCTGCGTACCCGGTGGCGTGAACGCTGAGGCTTGCCCCTGATCGCATTGGGCGGTTGGCGTAGGTGCCGAGCGAGACAAGACCCCAACGTGACTTAGTTAGTTCAACCAGTTTGCTGGTTACAGGTTGCGTGGTTTTGCCGTCCCATGAGGGGTAGTACGGATATGTCCTAGTCATCAGTTGGTTTCTTTTCCTCTGGGTGTCCTTTGAGACCGTTTGCTGCCAACAGGCCACCAAGCGCCCCACCAAGGGTGAGTGTTAATGGGCTGAGGATTTTCCATGCTTCTGTGTCATTGGGTGACACGTCGAGTGGCTGTGTCACGAATAAAAGTCCGTAAAGCAGGACAAAGATTGTGCCTGCAAAACTGAGTGAAAGGGTGATCCCTACCATGAGGATTAGTCGGGCTTTGATTTGGTCGCCTGAAAGTCGTGGTCTCATTTTCATCCGCATCGTCCTGTGCCCGGGGTTGTCATTGATGCTGTTGCTGTTGCTGCTTTGTTTTTTGTGCGTAAACAGTTGACACGTTCACGATCAGCGCAAGCGGTAAGTGATATCAAAAGAACCAATAGAATTAGGCTTTTTTGCATTATGCAGCACCAATGTCTTTAATAATCATTTTGCTGGCAATTGACGCGCGGATACCTGTGCCATACATTGTGATACCTGCGCCAGCAGCGGCGGCTACTTTGATAGTTTTACTTCCCGCTGTTAAACCCGTTATTTGTGTTGTAAATGTTCTTGTTTGTTGTGCGCCAATGGGAATTGAACCAATTGACTCTGCGTAATCCGTTGTTCCGTCGGTGATGTAAATACCAGCATCGGCAGCAGAACCACTTCCAGCAAACAAGTTTGCAAATACTGTCACTTCATATACACGGTTTGCAACGGCTGTAAATGTTGCTGTTAGTCCTGCCATATCTGCACGAGTTGTAAAAGTTTGATCCGTTGTTTTGGTTGCTAACCCGACTTGCCCCCAAGCCAGATTATTTTGCTGGGTTGCAGTGAGAATAGCCCCGCTGACGAAGGTTGTATTGGGTGTTGCCATGTTGTGTCTCCTTTAGAAACTTAGAAGGTTAGTAGTTGAAAGAGTACCGAAAATGGTGTCATCCAATGTGAAATAAGCATTTTGATCCGTGCTTTCAAATGTGTAACTGATGACGTGTGACCCGGGAGTAATTTGATGTGAGATGCCTGAGACAATGAGTGTTTGTGTCTCGCTGGTTGGCGTGCCAGTCACAAAGTTTTTGACCACTGTGCAGATGCTGGTGAGGTCAAGATTTAAGGCGATGCTTTGTTTGTCTGTTGTCATTGCAGACAGTTCGGTTTTAAGGCCGTTGAATCGCAAGATGGGGTTTTGGTATCGACCCAAAAGATAGTTTCCAAGTCCTGCAACTTCTGCTGTGGTGCTGTTGAGAAGGTCTAGCAGGCTGTATGTCTGTGTTTGATATTGAGCAATGCTTGTGGCGTTGCTGGTGACCTGCACAGCCCCGGCTGGACTCTGTGTTGAAATGTAGTTATACAAGAGCTCGTCGCCGTACATATTGGTCAAAGAACTGAAACCAAGACCTGTTCCGTCACCGTTAAAAGTGGCACCAGTGACAGGATTTAAAACACTTGACCTACCCTTAAAAGTAAGAGTTCCTGCAGCTGACATGAACAGATAACCCTGCTCTGATGTGTTGACTTGTTGCAAGTAACTAAGCACGTTTGTGTCTTGGGCGACTGCATAGGAACCAAGAGTTGATGAACCTGTGTCAATGCTGACAGCACCTTGATAGTTAATTTCGGGTTGTGCAAGAACACCAGTGTTTGCTGTGATGTTGTAAATCCGACTTCCAGTTGACTCGGCAGGTGGTGTCCATGCGTTGAGTTGTTGGTTTGCAAGAACAGTGAATTGATCAGCGCACGAGATTTGAACTGTGTCGTTAAAGCCAAGGTCGTAGTCAATATCCCAATCTGTAATTAGCCCGGTGTAAATCGGGATTCCGTTGGCAATTATTTGGATTGGTAATCGAGGGACAATTCCTGTTTGTTGTGTGGCCCCACCAATCCAATATGGCGACGACTGGTTCAGTGGGTCAAAGATTCGTGTCTTGTTCCAAAGGGTCAGGGTTGCGGTGCCACAGTTAAACTCGTCCAACTGGCGGGAGCGTCCACGGTTAATGAAAACGCTTTGCACATAAGTGGTGACGTCAGCCATTTGGATACCGCCAAGGGTTCCTCGACCGGCCGTGTCTAATCGACCATAGAAGTCATCGTTGAGCAGGAAGGGTTGACCGAACCCGACTGTCGTTTGAAACCCGATTAGGACTTGAAGTTGTGGCTGGCTCATATCGTGACGAACACCTGACCTGATAGTCGCTCGGCAGCAAGGATCGCTTCAATGATGTCTCGGCCCACGGTGGCGGGGTTTGAAACAAGGCCAGAGTTGACGGTGATTTGCAGATTGTTGACTGTACCCATGGCTGCATTTGCGTTGGCAACATTGCCACCAAAGAAAGCATTTCCAGCAGCAAGGCCAAGTCCTGCAGCTGACGTTGACAGGCTGGCAAGACCTTGGTTCAAATCGGCAAGAGTAAATCCTTTGGCACCATTGATAAGATCCGCTGTTACTTCTAGCCCGGCTGTTGGGCCAAGGTTAATAAGTTGAGCAAGGCCATCTTTGCTAAGGCCATAGCCAACAAGATATTGAAGGTTCGCAGCAAATTGTTTTGCATCTGCTAATTGCTTTTGAAATGCCTTGGCGTAGGTGCTTTCCTTTTGGACAGTTTGTGCCGTGTTGACAGCAGTCTCAGACAAGGCAAGAGCATCGTTGGCATCTTTGAGTTTTATTTTTGCGTCTGCTAAATCTTCTGTGGCTGAAATGACAGCTTCTGGGTCATCGCCCTTTTGAGTTTTAATGAGTTTTGCCATTGCATCATCAACATCTTTTGTCGCTTTTGCCACATCTGCATAAGCATCTTTGCGGTTCTGCAAAGCATCAGCCACGCCTTTGGCTGCTTCGTCTTGAGTTTTGATCGCATCGGAGAGGGAAACCATGCCAGTAATAGAATCACTTGTGGCATCTGCAAAGCCTTGCATTTGGTCTTTAGCATCTTGAAGATGTTTAGCAACTTCGTCAACCGCTGTTACAACTCGGTCACGCAAAGTATCGGCGTGATCTTTAGCTACCTTGCGGGCTGCCTCTTGTTTCTTGCGTAACTCGGCAAGTTCTTTAGCGCTCTTTTTTAGCGATTCGTTGTATCGACTTGTAAGCAACTGATCCATAAGAGCAAACTCTGCAGAGGTGTGCGTGATTGTCTTTGACACGCTTTCTGCTTCTCCACCAGCAAGATGAAGCAATTTTGCCAGCAATTTTAAACTTCCCGTCAATGGAAGGGCATTAGTAGTCATTGAAACTAAAGTCCCAATAAACGTCTTGCCACCTCCAGAAGCCTTATCAGTTGCAGCTGGAACTACTTTTAAGAAAATGTTTGTTAAGTCAGTAAGCGTCGGAGCAAGTTTCGCGCCTACTGCCTCGTAAAGGTTGTCAATGGCAATGCCAAATTTTTTCATGCCACCAGCAGTGGATGCTGCAGCTGCAGCCGAAGCACCTTCAAAGCTCAGGGCCAACTGACGTTGAATAGTGTCAAAGTCTTTTGTCTTAACAGCGCTTTCATCAAGTTTGACGCCAAGTCGTTTTAACGCGCCAAAGTTGCCATCGCTAGCTTTAGCCAACGCCAAAGAAACCGACTCGAGATCACGCCCCGACCCGGCAGAAATATCAAGAGCAAGGGTCAACAAGTCTTGAGCTTGTGCGACGTCTTTTGTGGCCCTGACCAGCGTGGTTAAACTTGGACGAAGCTGGTCATCGGCCACGCCCGATGCGGATTCCATTTTCTTTATTTGGGCTTCAAGAGATACAACTTGTTCGTCAGTGGCACCAGTTGAGTTTTGAACTGCAATCTTTAATTGTTTTGCAGCTGCCTCATCCTCAGAAAAGGCTGTGACGGCTTTGCCAAGTTGCTGGACCAAAGCCCCAGCCGACAGTGCAGCACCCAACTGAGAGCCAACCAAATCCTTTAGAGAGCCTTGTGCACCCTTGACGCCTTTGTCGTTGTAGGTAGTGACGATGGGAAGAGTAATTGCAGCCATGTGGTTATCTCACTTCTCTGTTGACTCGGGCAATAACGTCATCAACAATGCCTCGAATGGTTTGTGTCAAATGAGGTAGGTGTTCTTCTCCACCGGGCCACATATATCGAGACGGACCTTTGCGTCCTTGGCGGGCACCAGTCGTGTGAGGCACATCTTCTGCTTGGAGGTTTTCAACGAACTTCTTGCCGGGCTTGCCAAGGTTTTTAGAACCTGCGGTGTCATAGATTGCGCCAGCGGGGTTGTTCTGAATAATGCTAAACATCGAATAAGCCTTGTTGCCCATTTGGGCTTTGCGTTTTGGGCCGCCAAGTTTGAAACGGATGCCTCGAAGGATTAACTGTTTGTCCCATTTGGTTGCGTTGCCCCTGCTTTTAATAAGCACGCCTTTGGTGATGTTTGACTCGCCACCAGACGAGTTGAAAGGCGTGATGTCAGAGTCAATGAACCGCAAATAATCCTTGATGGATTTAATGGTCGGTGCAGCTTCTTTGCGGATTTGACGATTCATCTCTTTGACATAATCAGGCTCAAGTTTTTTCAAACGCTTAAGCGTCTGGTCAAGGCCTTGAATCTTCATGTCGGATTTGATGTTTGCCATTACTTTTGTCTGTCTTGGAGGGCTTGGCTAAGGGTGCTGATCAGGGTGATTGGCATCTCACGGAGGTCACGCCATGGAATCCCCGAAAGGATTAGTCCGGCGATAACTCCGTGGATGCCGTCACGCCAAAAGGGATGCGCTCCACGCGGTACGACACGCCTTTGACTTCTGACTTGAACTTGTCAATGTTGCTGACATGACCAACTTGTTTCATGGATAGGTAACTCAAGGTCACTAGATATTCCATGGAGAGGTTTTCGTCAACAGCTTTGATGATTGAAACGGTGTGCAGTTTCTCAAACTCGATGAGGCTTGCTACCGATAGGGCGATTTCGTGTTCGCTCCCATCGACCAGCACGGTGGCGATGTGGAGTTCAAACATTAGACGATAGGTGCTGTGTAAAGGCCACCAGCAAAGCTGATGCTTCCAACTGTTGCAAGGTCGCCTACCGCGCCAGTAATCGGGCGGTATTCGTTCATGAGGCAGTTAGTGATGGTGAAGTTTGGATTGGTTGCGCCTACTGCTGATGACGTTGGTTTTACCACGACAGTTGTTTGGACACCGACAAGTGCGGTCAAAGTTGCGTGAACTTTTGATGTGGCAAAGTCTTGGTTAAACGAGATTGTGACCATGTTGTTCTGGATTCCGCCTACGAACTGATGTCCGTTGGTTGATGTTGCTGACATTGCCGTGGATTCGACTGAATCGACAGCTTGTACAAGCTCCACATTGGTCACATAGGTAGTCAGGTCAATTGAGTTGACGGTGACGGTTGTGTCTTTAAGTACGAAAATAGCCATGACTATTCGGCCTCTGCTTTCTTGGTTGTTTTGTTTGATTCGATATGACCCGCAGCAATGAGGGCCTCAATCGAAGAACCCGAAAGCTCTTCATCGGTGATTGTGTCGCCGGGCGATTTGCCTGCAACAAGTTCTGATGTGACTTTATAACTAGCCATTGGTTCCTTATGGGTATGCGACCCACGGCACCGTGACGGTGTACGCGGGAAGTTCTTGGTTGCCTACGGTGTAAACCGTTGGGGTTGCGTCCGTTGCTGATGTTGCATTGACAACTAAATCCATTGTGTCTAAAAGCGCAATGAGCGCATCTAAGTTGCCCGGTGGAGGCATCAAGACATTGACGGGAAATGACAGTGACAACTGGTTTGTTGTTGAGCGCGTGATTTGTGGCGGGTCAATAATTACGGACAGCGGGCGAGCGTTGCGGGAGTCAGAGACAACTACAATGCCTGCAGCTTCAAGGGTGGCTACAAGGCGTAGTCGAGCGTCGTTTGTGCGACCCATTAGGCGACCTGTGCCCTGTTGCATCCCCACAGGCGCAAGATGTCGCCCATGGCTAGCGGTGATCCGCCTGCTTGCATTGATTCGTATGACATGAATGATTCGCCACCAGCTGCACCGCGTTGGCGGTACAGGTTGCCTGCCATCATTTGGGTGCCGACTTTGACGTCATCACCCGGAACCGTCGTCAGACTGTCGGTGTATCCGGCAGCCCTTCTACGACGGAACGCGAGCGCGTTAGCAGCCCCCGTGCAGGCTGTTACGAAAAGGGTGTCATTAGCTGTTGCGGTGGCAACGCCTAACCAGTCCAGCGTGTTTTGGACTGTGATCCATGTGCACGCTGTCGCAGCGTTTGTGACTGTGCCAGTAGCTACCGACCTGTCAAGGTCGGTGCCCGGGTCAAGAAAGATGAATTGGTTTTCACGGATGACGCTGTAGTCAAACAGCAAGTCACCTTCATCGTCTTGACCGAGGTACTCATACGGCGTGTTTGAAATGACTGTGTAAGTGCCATTCAGGTCATGACCCGCGCCAGCAATGGTGACTGTGTCTTGAACTTGGATGTCGGTATCAACAAAGGTCTGCAGAGCAACGACACCATCTAGGCGTGTATGAAACGCAAGATTGTATGTAGGCATTATTCTGCAGTCCTGTCAATTACTTGTTGTGGATCAGGTCAGGTTGAAGCGACGAAGGCCGCCAGCAATCGTGACTATCGGACAGAAGTACCCGTAGACCATCGCTGTGATTTCACCAGATGCGGGGACATTTACTGAAAGCATGAGTTCAGATGACTCAAATATTTCAATCGCTGAAGGCACGATAAGGAAAGCTGATTCGTCAATGGTTGTTGAAACCATGTTTGACGAGACGTACAGCGGAACTCCTAGAACATTGCCGAACAAGGTTGTTGCCTCGGCTGATCCTGCTGAGTTCTGTGGCTGTCCAGCAGAGAACAATGGACGGTTGCTGCCGTCGACTGCGTTCTGCATAAGTGACCATTGGCTGACACCACAGGTGTAGGCCGAAACAACGTCGCCAGTTGCAAGATATGCAGCTGCTGATTCTGTCGAAACGAATGACTGGATACCTGCTGCAGATGCGGCGGTTGTTGCAGCTTGTGTACCACCAGCGGTGATTGCAGCAATGGTTGCTACTTCAGTTGCTTTGCGGTAAGAGCGTGTCATGTTGTCAAGCATGATTTGTGCAAACGAAGGGTCTGAACGGTCTTGCAATTCAACTGACCATGTCTGTTGACCAGCAAGTTTGACAACTGTTCCGTTCACATAGCTTGAAACAATCCCTGTGTTTGATGGGCTTCCAGCTTCAGCGGTTGTGTCAACCGTGCCATTGGTTGTGATTTTTGGAATGCTGATTGTCATACCACCGGCTGGGATGGCACGAGTACCACCGCAAGCGTCGATGACTGGACGCGAACCAATGTTGGTTTGAACAACATTGTTCATGTATTGAACTGGTTTAAAAGCAGGGTTCGTGGTGAACGAATCGTTTGCTGCTGTGAGCATATATTTGGCTTTTGCCTCATCAGCTGCTGCAATCCACAGACGAGATTCGCTGTTTGGATTTAATGCTGCTTCAACACTGTGGTGCAGATAGTCGGCGTTTGTTTTGATTGGTGAGCGTGGTGCTGTATGGAAAAGAGCTGTGGGCACTTGTGTAGTGGCCTCAACAATTTCGGGGGTTGGTTCTGACATTGGTTCCTCCTCGGAAGTGTCTGTTGTTGGGGTTTCTGGTTCAGGTTCGGCAGCTGCTACTTGAGCAACTTTTGCTGATGCAAACGCACCGAATGGAAGCAACGATAGCTCCATCCAGCGACCTGATGCGACGACCATTACGTTTTCGTCGGGTGTGCCGACTGCTCCGAATGTGTAGTCAACTGGTTCAACTCCGACTGATACGGAGTCGTAGTATTCGCCCGGGCCAGCCATAGCGAGAATGGAATCACGCTCGGCACCCGGTCCGACTTTTGCTGCGAACAACATTGCGTCGCCAGTGTCGACACGCTCAAAGACCATGCCAAGAGCTTTTTCAGGGTTGTGATCGAGCATGAACTTTGGTGCAGGTCCGTCAGTTGGAAGGGAGCCGGCGAGAAACTTCACGCGCTGTCCATTTGAGACAGTGGCAATGGTGTTCCATTGGACAGCTACACCTTCAACGGTGCGTCGGGGTAGGCCATCAGGACCTGCGGCGTTAATGCTGAATAGTTCAGCGTTGAGTTCTAATTTCATTGTGTGCTCACATTTGCTAGAGGGTCGGGGATGTCAACCATGTTTTGATCTACGCCGTTGTCGATGTAGTCCGAGATGTTTAATTTGCAGAACCGCCCGCGGGGAAGGACGTTGTCCATTGACAAGGTTTGTGAGATGCATTCGATGTACTGCTTTGCGCTGAGATACAACGCGCGTTGAGATTCCTGCACATTGTTGTAAGTCATGCCAGTGCCAGCGTCGGCTCCAACAAGAACTTGGGGGACATTGCAAAGGTTTGCAAGTTCAGTCATTTGATGTTTACGCGCTTCAACCAATTGAAGTTTTGACGGGTCTGAATTGAACTCATGCCAAGTCACTGACGAGTTAAGTGCGCCAATGGCGTTGCGTTGACGCGCCCCAGCCCATGCCGAAACGAGATCAGATAGTGCCTCACCGTCCATGGGTTCAGAACCTTGAGTTTGTTGCAGGTAGCCAGCTGTGATTTCGTTAGACGCAAACCGCATTGCTGCATTGTCAAGACGGCTAGAGATTTCAATTGCTCTAGCACCCATTGACAGCCACGACTGAATTGGTGACAGGAAAGTAATGACGTCTTTAGGGTCAAGTGTTACGCCGTTGAATTGGATATCTTTAGGCATTGACCAGTATTGAGGTCCGGGCATATTTCTGATTGTCACATCAGCTGATGGAATCCATTGAAACGATAAAGGGAAACCAGTTGTTGAGGATCGTGAGGTGACTACCCAGTGGGCTTTTCCAGTGAAGAGCAAATCGTCCACCGTCCACGCAAGGATAAATTGGCGGGTGACTTGTGGATCAGGTCGTGACATCCACGTCTCAGACGGGATCATCATCTCTTCATATTCGGCAGCTGGTTCATTCCACATGAGGCTGTACTGCTCAAAGGGAAGGCCTGAGATTAGAGAAACAATGAGATCACGCGCACGAGAGATGGTTGGGATCTGAATGGCTTGTTCGCGTTTCCATGATCCGTACCAAGAGACGTAATTATTTACGCCACTGTAAGACGCACCCATGGCAGCCTTTATTGGTTCAGCTGCGAACGCTGGAGCGTTCAATTTTGGGCGAGAGAAGATTGCCATCGCTTGCAAGTTTCGCAATGAATACAAGTGTTTTCAAGCGGTTAGAGAAGATACAGAGATTATGAAGAAAAGGCGTAGGCGGTTTTTGTTTGTGATTTTGGTCGGCCTGCCATTGCGACGGCCCACACATAAGCACGACACAATTCAATGGGGCCGGGTGACCGAACTGAGCTCAGCGAGAGGTGGCCTTGGTGTTTGACGAGGGTGGCTCGAGAGCATTGTTCAATGAGTAACTCTTCACCTGTGTGGCGTACTTGCCCGGCAATAGTCATTGACCGAACAACGGTTGTCCATTTCTGCAACTCTCGCTGGCCCACGAGAATTGATGAGCCTTTTAACGAAGGGGAAAGATGGACGTCAAGTGTTGCGCCACACGCAACCTGCATCCCTTTGTGTTCCTTGCGTGACTTGTCCACCGCTTCCCACAGTTCACGCAAGTTGTCCACAATGAACTCAACACTGACCTTGACTTGATTTCCATCCTCGACGGCACGCACCCCTACGAACCTGTGGTCGTCGGTGCTGCTTTCCACGGCAAGCCAGCCACCTTCGGCGGGTAGTTCGCCAGCGTCGTTAAGTGTGGCAAAGAAACCTTGATCAAGCCATGCCCTGTGTGAAGTGACCCAAATGTTTACAGCCGATCTCATGAAACTGGCGGTGTTTGGTGCTTTGCTTTCTTCCTCAATCGTTTCCATGTCCAGCGTTATCCCAAGCGCGGGGTTGCTGTAGGGCCACGCCTCTGGGGACATCGGGTCAAGGTGGCTCGGTGGTGAATACTCGGCGTAGTACAGCTTGGAAACTTTACCTGTGTCAATTTCGCCGATGCCACGCTCACGCATCCGCTTAAAAACGACTGACTCTTCTGTGCCTGCAGTTGACCAGCAGGACATGAGTGGATCACGCCTTGCGCGTTGGGTCGGGACCATTCCTTCGTCAACGGATTCCGGGGAGCAACCAAATAGCTCGTCGACTACGAGTAAATCAACACTGAGGCCGTGACCTGCGGATGGCGTTGCAGCGCGAATCAACCAGCGTGTTCCGTCTTTCATGGTGACCGACTGACGTCCATACGAGTAAATCACCTTTGCGTCAAATTGTTCCTCGAGAATCCCGGCAAGGGAGTTGAACAATTCACTAGCGAGGTCAAGGCGGTGAGCAGTGGTCAACACGGTTTGTGCCTCGCCACGGATTATTGGCATCTTGACCAGCCAGAAAAGAACCAAGCATTTAAGAGCTACGGACTTGCCGTTCTGACGCGCTACGGACACACACGACTGTTTAAACATCAGGCGACCATCAGCGTTCAAACTAAGTTGATCACCAAGAACCTGACGCTGCCACGGCATCAGTTTCACTTTTAAAAAGACGTCAGCCAATTCCTCAAGCATTGGCAAATACGCCCTGTCACCACTCTCCGTGTTCGTGCACAGTCGAGGTCTTTCCGACAGAAAGTCAGTTGCTTCCGACCATTCCCTTGGTATATATGGCTCAGATACAGAATGTGCTGAGTCCGGGGTGAGGAAGCCAGTTTCATCTAAAAACTCATGACTACTTTGTGCGTTCGGTTTTTTGCGTTGGGGTTTTGGTTTGAGTTCTTCTTCGTTGCTTTGGAGGGTGCCAGCGGTCTTGGCGTTTCCGAACCGCGCCCCGGCTCTGCCATTGCAGCTACGGCATAGGACTCGGCAGTTCTCCATTGTGTTGGCGTCGATGGGGTTGATGAATGTGTCTACTGGTTTGATGTGGTCAATGGTGTTTGCGTCTTTGCCACAGATGGCGCAATAGGGGGATTCGGCGAGTAGCTGCTTTCGTATGCGGATGTAGCTGGAGTGTGAGTACGCCTGTTTGTTCTTTGCGTTGTTCATTGTGTTGATCCTGTGTTGTTGTGTGCTGTCATGGTTTCCTTTGTTGTTTATCTACCGCCCTTGGCTTCGCCTGCGGTTGCTCTCGGTTGTGTTGATGGTCTGGCGGTTTGTGTTCCCCACAGTTCAGAGCAAGTAGCTCTTGGTTGCCGGACACATTGTTGAAGTGGACACCATTCGTATTTATGACGTTTAGACGCTGCACTGGCGACTTACCCCAACAACCTTTCAGGTAAGTCATCTCGGGTGATTGGGCGCGCCAGCTCTACCCACGTCACCGTGTGTTTTACCTGCACAGTGCAATCCCGTACGAGGCCGTGGCCGTATTCAATTGTGGTCATGTGTTTAGTCTTTGCGTACGCCTTGAAGAATGGCAATGCCGATGGATATTAGCAGTGCATACCAGCAGAGTATTAACACTGAGAGAGCCTTGTACTGATGAAGTCGAGGTCTTTGGGTCGCCACAGGTAGCACTCTACGTGAGGCCCTAACGCTCT